TTCTCTTATCCGGCACGCTTTCAATTTGCGGAACAGATTTTCACTCAACGGCACGCTGCAAGTCCACGGTTCACTTGCCTCGTACGGCACGCTTCGCCGTATCGGGTCGCTGCTACACATCGGCAGCAGCCGCGCGCTCGGCGCGCTTCAACATCACGGATCGATTTGGTTGTGCTCGGCACGCTGTCTGTTTCCGGTTCACGATCTCGAATCGGCACGCTCCTGATCTCCGGTTCGCTCACATCGGGCGGCGCGCTCGCTCCCGGACGGAACCCTACACGCATACGGCACGCGCTTTTTGGTCTCGGCTCATTTTCAAAATCACGGCACGCTCCGTTCTTCGGATCGATATAGCTGCACGGCGCGCTTTTCATCGTCGGGACCACTGCTGCATACACGGCACGCTGCTGTTCATCGGAACGGGTTTGTGTGCTCGGCACGCTGGTCATCGTCGGGTCGCTATCGAATTACGGCGCTGCATAGATACGGTTCACTGTCCTGAGCGCGGCAACGATTGCAGCCTTGCACCATCGAGCACGACGGTGGTCTCGGTCAAGGCGACGATGTAGCCGGATGGATTGTGCACGAACAGATCGTGGTGCGTGCCGCTGGCGATGCAGTTGCCCAACACCACGCCGACGAAGCACGGGTTGAGCACGGTATAGCCCTTGCGGCGCAGCCACCATCGGCACAGTCGGGTCATCATCGCTGATCTCTTTCGGGTCGCTACAGACTTTCGGCGCGCTGAGCTTGTGACGGGGCGCTTGGCCAGACCGGCACACTGCGGGATTCGGATCGATTTTCGAACGCGGCACGCTCTCGATTTCCGGGACGCCACACTTTATCGGCACGCTGGCTGATTTCGTTGCGGTAACATCCATCGGCACGCTATTTGACGCCGGAACGATTTTTATCATCGGCACGCTTCGCATCTCCGGAACGATCGCTACTTACGGCGCGCTACACTTCATCGGAGCACTAACATCGCACGGCGCACTTCGTCATCTCGGATCGCTCTAGCACGGTCGGTGCGCTTCCAATTGGCGGATCACTTTTACCGTTCACGGCACGCTACACAATTCCGGGATCGATGAATGCCCACGGCGCGCTTCGTTTGTCCGGAACGCTCTTCATCAAGCGGCGCGCGCTGTTGTTTATCGGATCACTCTCTCGTTTCGGCGCGCTTCTGATCCACGAGAACGATTAGATTGCGACGGCACGCTGATCTTTCACGGAACGGTTTGAGGTTGCGACGGCACGCTGCACTATCACGGCTCACTTGTCAGAGAACGGCACGCTATGCGCAACGGAGCACGATGGTCGTTCGGCACGCTTCGTAGGTCGGAACGCTGTGCATCTCGGCGCGCTACTGGCGCGCGGGTCGCTTAGTTAGACCGGCAACAAGCAGTCCTTTAGCGCGGGCTCACGGATCGAGCAACCGCAGAAAACCGTCCTCGCATGCGCGGTGCAGGTAGGCGGTCTCGACGCTCGCCAGCGTCGGGTGGCCGATAGCGACGTACTGCACGGTGCCGTCCGTCCGGCCGCAGTACGCGCATTGCGGTCGCTCGGGTGTGCCGGACCCTGGACTCTTCGTGGGCTCGTCTTGTGGGTGCACTTCGTTTCCCTTTCTCTTTTTTGGTTTTGCGGATGGGTTCCGTGCGCCAGTCCTGCGCTGGTCGTTTGGTGCGGAGGTTTGCTCCACTTACTTAGACAGTTGGGGCCTCTTCTTAGAGGCCCCAAACTGTCAAGTGGCGCGGACCTCCGCACTGCGGCAGACCTGCGCCAGTCCTGCGCCAGTCCGTGCGCCAGTCATTATACATTAGAGCGGTGGTCGAGTTTCAGGTTCAACATCGATTTCTACCCTCGAAAGTTCGTTGCAGAGGCAACGATCGCCTATGGCTTGCGTGTGACATTGATCGGTCATACTATCCGCGCGCACACGGTTTTTCCCTCGATCGGTAAGAGCTTGAATTCGCGGAGGATTCGCGTCAGTGGACGCAACCTTCGCCGCGCAGCGCGTTCGCCTGCGCACGTTTCCGCAGCCGATCGAGGGTGTGCACCGGGCAGCGGAAAACGGGCGTCGGACGGTGTGTTCTGATCGGCGTCGGAGTTGCCCTCTAGCCGTGATGACCGCCGTTCCGACGCTCGCCAAAGTTTCCCCTTTCGGTCGAAGCGCATAGCGACCGAAGGGGAGCGCACCGGCTGTTCCCAAGACTTGGCCGCGCGCTCCCCACCCTTCCCCGTTTCCCGTGAAACACCGGTTTGGGTAAAACCCCGTGGCCGCCAGCGACCACCGCAATCCGTGGGATCACTGGTATGACAGTGCCCGCTGGCAGCGCATTCGTGCACGCCAGTTGATGGACCATCCGCTGTGCGCGATGTGCTTACAGCAGGGTCTTGTGGTGCCCGCGACCGTGGTCGATCACGTCGAGCCGCACCGAGGCGACTGGACTAAGTTCGTGCTCGGGCCATTCCAGTCGCTGTGCAAGCCCTGCCACGACAGCCCCAAGCGCGAGATCGAGAGCAAGGGCTACAGCACTGAGATCGGCGTCGATGGCTGGCCGGTTGACCCTCACCATCCCGCCTATCAGCGCGGCAAGGGCAAGCCCCGGCCATAGGTGGCCGACCTGACCACCGCAGCGCGCCAGCGGCCTTCCCTGTGGGCCTGTGGACATGCCAGCGCCGGACGTGGGTCGATTTGGGTAAAACCCTCAGCCTACGATCGTTGTACGTCAGGATTGGTCGCATCTGCAACTGGCACAACCTGTAACCACAACCGGCTGTAGTCAGTTCGACATACGTTCCTGCTACAAACAACTACAAATGCAGGATGTAGTCGTCAAAAGTTCCAATTCGAGCTAAGTCTTTGATATCATTGGGCTTAGCGGCCGATGATGGTGCTGGGGTATAGCATCACTTAGCCGAAATGGTCTCATCTGCAACGAAAAAAAGTTCAATGATATCAATGGGGGAGGGGGGCATGGTTGCGTTTGTAACGACCAGCAATCTCCGGGCGCGGCGGCGGTCGGGAAGTTTTATTCTCCAAAAAACTGGCGGAATCAGGTCGTTTTCGGAGGTAGCGGGCTGCAACGGCCTGTACCTCGCCACAATCACCCTAAGAAACGGCCAGAACTCGCGATAGTTACGGCCGCAACCAAAGAACAAACCGGTTTTCGCCTCGAACTTTGTGGCAAGCATGGAACAAACCGGAATTCCTACGCCAGAACGCAAAATCGACCCGAAAAGCCAAGAATAATATTCTCCGAGCGGTTTTGTAAGCCATTGAAATCATTGGGTTCTGATAGGACCGCTCGCAACTGGTTCAAAACCTGGGCAACCACGCAAAAACTACAGTAGTCAACGATGCCAAGAGGACGCCGACCGCGAGAATTGCAACCGCCGAGCGAACCGGTGATCCCGGCCGCGCGGCTGGACCCGCCTGCCAATCTGACCCCCGCCGAGGCCGAAATCTGGCGCGAGATCGTGGGCCGCTGGCCCGCCGACAAGTTCGGCCCCGACAACAAGCCGCTGCTGGCGCAACTCTGCCGCCACACCCACTACGCCAACACGATCGCGGCGCAGATCGGCCCGTTGATGTCGAACGAGGGCGGTTTGGCGGCGGACCCGGCGATGTTGCGCGCGCTGCCCGCGCTGTTGCGGGCGTTCAATGGCCAGTCGGACAAGATCAATCTGCTGGCGCGCTCGCTGCGGCTGACCCCGCAATCGCAAGAGCTTCCCGACAAGGCGCGCGACCGGCGTACGCGCGGCACCAACGCGCCGAAGCCGTGGGAAGACTGGCCGTCGCAACCGTCCGGCTATCAGCCCCGGCCGCGCCCGCGCGCGAGCGCCGACAGCACGCCGCCGTCCGGCGGCAGCGCGGTGATGCGCCCGCCCGGTAGCGTGCAATGACCGGCGACGACGAAAAGCCGAAGCGCAAATCGACCAGTTGGCTCGACCGGCCGATCGTGCCGTTTCAACCGAAGACGCCGAAGCTGCCGAAGAAACCGAAGGGTCGCCCGGTGCAGCGGCGCGCGCCCGGCGAGCTAGAGCGGCTGCAACTGAATTCGATCGCGCCCGTTCCGCTGCCGCCGTTCGCCCGCCGTCGTCCGACCGCCGCCGACATCATTTGGTGGATCGAGGACAAGTGCTTCGTGCCCGAGGGCCGCTTGCTCGGGCAGCCGATGCGGCTCGACGATTGGCAGAAAGCCGAGATCATCCGCATCTATGACAACCCGCACGGCACCCGCCGCGCGATCCTTTCTTTCGCGCGCAAGAACGGCAAGACCGCGCTCGCCGCCGTGCTGCTGTTGGTGCATTTGGTCGGGCCGATGTTCCGGCCGAACTCGCAACTCTACAGCACGGCGCAATCGCGCGAGCAGGCCGCGCTGATCTTCATGATGGCGGCCAAGATCGTGCGCATGTCGCCGAAGCTGCGTGACAGCATCACCATCAAGGAGTCCTCGAAAGAGTTGATCTGCCCCGAACTCGGCACCCGCTATCGAGCGTTGTCGGCGGAAGCATCCACCGCGTACGGCCTGTCGCCAGTGTTCGCCATCCACGACGAATTGGGACAGGTCCGTGGTCCTCGATCCGCGCTTTACGAGGCGATGGAGACCGCAACCGGGGCGCAGGACGCCCCACTCAGCGTGATCATTTCCACCCAAGCTCCCACCGACGCCGACTTGCTGTCGGTGTTGATTGACGACGCCTTGGCCGGGAACGATCCGCGCGTGGTGTGCAAGTTGTACTGCGCGCCGATGACGCTCGATCCCTTCGCCGTCGAGACCATCAAGCTCGCGAACCCGGCGTTCGGCACCTTCCTCAATCCGGTGGAAGTGCTGGCGATGGCGGAAGACGCCCGCCGCATGCCGAGCCGCGAAGCCGAGTACCGCAACCTCATTCTCAATCAGCGCGTCGAGGCCAGCGCGCAATTCGTGCAGCCTGCGCAGTGGAAGGCGTGCGCATCTCCGGTCGGCGATCTGACGCGCTGCGCCGAAGTCTATGCCGGGCTCGATCTGTCGGAAGCCAACGATCTGACCGCGATGGTGCTGATCGGCCTGATCGACGACATCTGGCACGTGCGGCCGTGGTTCTGGCTGCCGGGCGAAGGGCTCGCCGATCGCGCCCGCAACGACCGCGTGCCGTACGATCAGTGGCAAAAGCAAGGCTTCATTGAAACCGTCGAGGGCAACTCGATCACCTACGAAAAGGTGGCCCCGCGCATCGTCCAAATCTTATCCACAGTCCGTTTGAAAAAAATCGCGTTCGACCGTTGGAATTTCAAGCATTTGAAGCCATGGTTGATCCACCACGGCATTTCCGAGATGAAGATCACGGAACAATGGGTGGAATTCGGTCAAGGCACGCAATCGATGTCGCCCGCGCTGCGCGAGTTGGAGTCGCGCATCTTGGAGCGGCAACTGGCCCACGGCGACAACCCCGTGCTCAATATGTGCTGTGCCAACGCCGTGCTCGAAATCAGCAAGACCAAGATCGACCAGGGCAAGGACTCGTCCAATCGCAAGCTCTCGAAAAAACGATCGAACGGGCGTATCGACGGCATGGTGGCGCTGGCCATGGCGATGGGCGTCGTGCCGCTCGCACCCAAGATCGACATCGACGCGCTGATCGGGTGACGGTCGGCATTCAGCAGGAACCCGGCGTGATCGTGGAAGTGCGGCTTTCCAAGGAAGCGCTGCGCATGCTACGGACGCGCTATCACGTGCGCGACACCGACGATCCGGTCGAGATGGGACTAGCCGTCACGCGACTGCTGAAAGAGGAAGCACAGCGCCGCCGCAACGACGCTCAGCAGCAAGAGTAGTTCGAAGTGCGAGTGTGCCATTGGCGTGCCGATATCGAGGATGGACCCGAGTCCATGTTAGCGCGCCGAGCGTGCCGTTAAAGACCAGTGCCCCGAGACGTAGCAGCGCGCCGAACCTGATGACTGCACCGGCAGAGCAGAGCGCGCCGATGAACAAGAGTGATCCGTATCTGGCGAGCGCGCCGAGGAAAGACATCGATCCGTCAGCAGCACAGCGCGCCGAAGAACACACAGCGAGCCGAAGCGAAGTAGCGTGCCGATGAACGTGAGCGCCCCGAGGCCGAGAAGCATCGCGATGATCTGTCCGCAGTGTCAGGGCATGCAAAAATTTCCACCATGCGACTTGTGCGGTGGCTGTGGTGTCGCCTACTGTTGCGAAGGTTTGGTTGCCGAGCATGCCCGCGAGTCTGGCCCTGGCCGCACTGTCTGTGGGAGCGATCATGCAAGGCATGAGGGCCGCGACGCTGACCGCCGTCGCACGTGAGTCGCGGCCCTCGACCTAAAAGCGCGCCGCATGGTTGACAGTGATCCGAGCGCGGGAGCGCGCCGTTTTCCCCGAGTGTTCCGTGAAGGTCGAGCGTGCCGGTAAGTCGTTAATGCTCCGAAGAACGGGAGCGCGCCGCTTCCAATCAGTGTCCCGTGATATTGCAGCGCGCCGAGTTGTGGAAAAGTCCCGCATGTCCTGTAGCGCGCCGGGGATTTGTAGCGTACCGAACACGTGTAGCGCGCCGAAGAGAGAGAGCAAACCGTTTTGCGGGAGCGCGCCGTCCCGGAACAAAGCAAACCCGAGCACTCAAAGCGTGCCGTAATGAAAAGCGCCCCGGTCAGATACAGCGCGCGCCGTACGATAGGAGTGAGCCGAAGAGCGCAAGCGCACCGAAATACGCCAGCGCGCCGACGTGTTCGATCGCCCCGACCTATCGCAGCGTGCCGTTCATGGTAAAATTTGTCCCGATGTTCGAAGCGTGCCGT